CAATGACATCTAAATACCTAGATATGCCACTTGATGTTCTATTAACTGCCTTCGCTTTAATAATTTCGTTTGTTGCTGTTACCGGAAAAATATTATAATCTTCGCCGTTAACCATTCTGTTTTGTGTATAATAATTCTGAGGTGCCTTTGTTCTAATATCTTCAATAGTTTCTCTTTCGGCTGCATTATAAACTTGCTGTTGTAGATCAAGAACCATTGTTAATGTATGTTGAACGTTATACTTGTTTAGGTAAATAATATTTAAAGTTACGCCTTTCATATCGTCTGAATTAATGTCGTATGACAATCCGTTACCTTGTCTAAAGTATGATCTAAAACTACCGCGTGGCATATCAGAAAATATGCCGTCGCCAAACACATATGAAATTTGATCTGCTTCACGTGATTGTACACTGTATAATGATCTTATATCTTTTGATAAACTATTGTAAATTACATTATTGCCTGTTACGGCTGGCACTTGCGTCCATAGTCTGTATAAGTCATTGTTAGAATCTAACTCATATAACCAAACATCATTTTGACTAACATTACTAGTATTAATTAATACTTGTCTATTAGGAATTGCTTGGTCAATAGTAAAATCAGATGCTCTTAAAGTACCTTGTTTAAAGTAAGCAAAGAAGCCAGTATTAACACTGCCGTTACCTTTGCCGTCACTTCTATATAAAAAACTAAATGGCGATATAGTGCTAGGTGCTTTTTCATAAACATATTCATAACCTTCAAAAGTAGCACTAATAATTTCAAAATCAATATTGACGCCATCAATTGATGCTTGGAATGGAAACACTGGAAGTGTTCCAGTTGCAATGTTAATTTGGTATTCCTGAGTCTCGATACCATGTAACGTTTTAGAACTATTAGGGTTACCAACCTTTTGTGTGTTCACCATTGCCGCATTTAATACTAAATTAATTTGTTCTGCGTAATCATCGTTGTTAATGTCATTCCAATCAATTCTAGTGTTTGCTAAATTCTCTCCATTGGAATCATAAACATCTTCTGTAGTAGAAATGCTTGATAACTTTAACATTCCGCTTGCGTTTACACTACGCTTTGCGTTATAACTTACGAGTCTCGCAAGTCTTAAAATACTTTCTCTGCGTTCAGCAGTTGCTAGGAAGTTTTCTCTAGCGTTTAAATCTACTCTGTAACTAATGTTTTGTGTTACATAAGAAATGAGGTCAATTAACGCAATAAATTCTGAACTTTCAATGTAGTCATTGAAATCTTCAGGGTAGTATGCTTTGATGTAATCAATCATTGACTTACGCAATGTTTGGAAATCATAACTTTCAAAGTCTGCGTTAATAAAAGATTGGTATAATACTTGCCAATCCTCTGCGTTGTATATGTTATTTTGTCGTGTTGTTAATGCCATTATGCTGTACTCAGTGTAGCGGTAGTTGTTTGTGTGTTAAAATCAATTAGCAAATTTTCTATTATTTGGTCTGGAATAAACTTTAGGTTTAATTCTATCAATAGCCCATGCTCATATTGTTTAACCACTATATTTTCTGCTTCTATTCTCGGATCATAAGCAATAACATCCTGTATGTCTTGTCTTATTGTTTCTATTGTGGTTTCATTCAAGGGCTCGTAAACCATATCCCATACCACAGACCCAAAATTAGGTAGTTGTAACTTTTCACCTTTTCTTATATTAAAATGGTTTATAAGATCTTGTTTTGCAATATCAAAACCAGTTAATGTGTAAGAATTAGAGAAGTTTTTGCCTAGAGTATTGAAGCCTTTATATGTAATCGCCATACTAATATTTAGTTATTTTAATTATATACTACTATTAACCCACGTAGGTTAATTACTACTATCAGCAATATGTGAGGTGGTTCCTGCTTTAGGTTCCTTTTTCTTTGATTGGTTAATTCTTGGATCTGGTTCGTGCATTGGAACTCGTTGCATTGCGGTATAATAAGAGTAACTACCATCAACAGCATAGCGTTTACCGCCGTGCGTGTTGGATGCTCCTTTGTTTATCCAGTTATTTTCATATATAGCAACTCTGCTTGCTTCATCAGCAACATTTCCGGCTTCAGTGTTGAGTTTAATAGGATACTTTGCTCCACCGCCACTTTTAAGGAAAATACATGCTGTACTTGTAACGCTAATTGCTTCCTTACAAGTGATATTAAACCAGTCAGTGGACTTAAAATTCATAGTGCCTACTGATGTTGCTTTTAGATTACCATTTATATAGAAGTGAGCATGTCCTTTGCCTTGAGCATTTGTTGGATTTGTTTCTATTTTAAAGTTATGTCCTGCTAGTAAGTTAATATCCTCGCCTGCTTGTATATTAACATCAACATCTGCTAACATATTAACATTACCCTCGGCATGAACGCTAACGTCTTTAGCACTAAACACATCCACTGACCCATCATTTCTCAACTCAGCCCAGGCACTTCCGCTTGCAGTTCCTAAATAAACTGTGCCGCCGTCGTCACTTAATAAAATTTGATGCCCTGTTCCTGTGCGTAATCTTATTAACTGGCTATTACCATTACTGTCGCCGTCGTCCATAACAAAACTATGTCCGCTTTTTCTGTTATAAGGCCAGTCATATCCTTCTTTATTTTCCTCAGTAACAAGTCCTTGCGTAATTGTTCCAAAGTCATAATCTAATGGGCCAGGCGTGGAAATACCAAACACGTTAGACGGACTCTCGCGTTGAACGCTAGAAGTTGTAAGTCCTCTAACGTAGTCTGTTTCTAATCCTTGCATAAGCAAAGTATCAAACATTGGGTGTACAGGTCTTTCTACATTTTTCCAAGCAGTAGTTTTGTCAAATTCCTTAGTACTTAACTTATTATATTCCGCAACAGGCACTTCAAACTTTGGTGAAGTTATGCCAGCGGCTTTAGTAGAACCTGAGCCTTTAAATGCTGGCGATGCGGCGATACCTGGAACCATATGTAACATTAATGCGTCAGGAATATATGAGATAATATAACCACTTCCTAGTTTGCCTTCTGCAAACACTACCATAACCTGTGTATCAATATCAGGTGTAGGGAAGGTCATACCGTATGATTTGGTGGTCATTTCATACATACCGGAATTATCAGCTAATGCATTAGTTCTTCCGTAAAAAGGCAATGCTAATGAGCAAAGTATAGTATTAGATTCATACTCTGTCTTGTCGTAACCTGATTCTTTGGATTTACGCTGTTGTGCTAATGCAGGAATATAAACCGCGATACGATTCATACCGCTGTCATCGCCATATCCTTTGACAATACCTATATAAGGACCCGGGTCTGTTTTCGCTGTATAATCGCGTCCTTCAGTGGGTAACCCTACAGTAGGCTTTTTAGGATGATTCGCTTGAGGCATTGTGTTTTTCCATTGTTATTTAAAGTTCTATTGTAGGGCCACAGGGTTTACTGGAAAAATATCGAACAAATATCCTTGTTCTTTCCAACTATTATAGCCGTTTCCATTTTTACCGTGTATAATCTTACTACTCTCGCTTGCTGAATTTCCAACTGCCCAAGCAGCTGCGGCCGCCACCGTCACACCCGCGGAGATGTTATTAATAACATCTCTTCTCGCACCACGTTCAGTATTGTCATTATTTGCTATGTCAGTTTGATCTTGTTTTGTATAACTGCTTGTGTTAATAATCGGATTCAATCCAACTACGCCAAGCGGTTGTCCGGTCGGCTCAGTCAATACAGTGCCTCCTGTACTAGTTACAAATGAAGGTGGTGATCTATAACTCTCAATGGCAGGACTTGCATTAAATGTAAAAGATCCCGATGCGTCTCTTGGATTAGGACGCATAGGAGTAATTCCTCCAGGAGTATTGGAAACTACATCAGCAGTAGTGCCTGATGACTGTGATGTTGTGTTTAAAGAATTTAACTGAAATGATCTTGCTTCAGCCGCTCTAAACTCTTGTGCGCTTTGAGAAGAAGATTGTATTGCTTGTGTATTAAAATCTGCATGTGGATTTACACTGTTTCTATTTGACGCCGTTTCGGTTACTGGGCCACTAACTGAGGCAAACTCACCTGCCCATTCTCTGTCAGCCGCTTCTGATGCAAGTTCGCGTTCTTTTCGATCTTCTTTGCTGGCTAATGGTAGCACTGGTGTTCCGTCAAATTCGCCGGCGGCGCTGCCAGCCGGGGCACTTCCAGGCGCAATTGTTGTTGTTGTTGATGCGGCCGCCGCTTTAGCATCTTCAAAATCATAATTTGCCGCTTCGTCAGCCGACATTAACTCTTCACCTGGTTTCTCAGGGTTGTCTATGTTTTCGCGCCATTGATTATAAATTCTTGTAGCATTCATTGTTTGTGTAAATTCGCCGCCTTGGAAAGTACTGTTTACCTCCCAAACTCTATAGTAACCTGACAATGTGCTACCGCCATCGCTCTCAGCAAAGTTTGCTAGTCCAGTTGCTTCATTATAATCTCTTGGAGTTTTGAACACTAAGTAAAAATGCACGTCAGCATAATCACAAAGTATTGCTCCGTTTGCTGGATCATGTCCTTCGGTGCCGCCTTGTGATCCTGTTTTATTAGGAGTAGTCATTGTTAGAATACCGTCTTGTTGTATATAACCAGGATCGCCAACAATCTCTAAACTAATCATCATCATATCAGAGCCAGGAGTTCTGTATAGATTTTCCATCAATGTGGCGCCAGTTCTTTGCTTTTGGGTTGCGTGTTCATCTGCATTAAATTTGTTACTTTTTGGTTTAATGCTTTGTGCGCCACTAACAACAGCCGCTCCATCTTGCTGATTTCCTGATTCAGGTGACACATTTGCTTCGGTTTCTTTAATAATAGGATTTTCAGAACCTTCGTTATAAGTTCCAATACCTGTCATCGCCATTATGAAAGAATTGTTAAAGGTCAAATCTAAGTTTCTTATATCTAAGTTTTGTCCAGTGTAGATATAGCTATAACTTCTAGCAGGATTACGAAGGCCGTTTTCTCCAGGCTTAGATTTCCCGCCAGTAACTTCAGGATCAACTACTTTATAAGGATCTACTTGTATAACTGTTTTTCTAGCATACTTGTTGCGTATTTTATCATAATCTTTTAATGTCTTAACATACGTAATTTTCCACCAATCTAGGCCGTTTTCTGGATTTTTCAGTACTGACTTAGCATCCTTCATCTTATCAAGCGTAGTGTTTTCTTCTAGTTGATCAGTAATGTACGTACTATCACGTATTACTTTTTCAAGAAATGCTAACATGGATTGCCCAGGTGCTGTTATCTCGACCTTATAATCGCCGCGTTCACCTTCACCATAATACCTTATGCTTCTATTATATTTGAATTTTTCCTCAGGAGATACTCTACGCCCCCTCTCGCCGGCAGTTGTAACACCCGTTGGGAGTTCCCTCAATTGAGTTTGTTTAGCAACATTTGGTTCTATTTTTGCATTTTTTAGTTGTTCAGCAATTGGGCCGCTACCTGACCCCAATCTAAATTCAATTTCATCAGGAAATTCCTGTGTTTTCGGTGCGACGACAGTTCCGGCGGAATTTGGTTTTAGTCCTGCACCTGTTTTGTCTGTTGATCTTTCCAGTTGCTCTCTATTAAATTCTTTCTCGAGAACTTTACAAAAGTCTTGAAGTGTTTTTCCTTTAACTTGTTTTAAATTAAGTGCTTGGGTCAATGGATTACTATTTCTTTCTAACACAGCCATTGTAATAAATTCAACTGAATAACTAGTACCAACTGCCGTAACGTTAAAATCTAAAGTTGTTAATCTGACAGGAATCCATCGAGTAGCAGGTTTGATTCTAACCGGTTTGCTTGCATCATCGTATCCAAGAAAATCAATTTGGATTAGTAGCGGCTTCTCTGTCCAATTTGGTCCGTCTTCGGTTAGTACTTCGTGAAGTCTTTCCAACAACGTAGTGCCTGTAGGCTCTACAATAGACATATTAATATCAAACAAGTTGGTTGCACGGTTAGTACTGCTCATGCCCATGATTCCCGATGTCGTCATAGTGTCTATGTAAAAATCCAATCCAAAGGCTGGATGGCGGGCTGGCAAAAACTCTGTGGCGCTGTCTGCAATTCCTCCGGAAGATATTAATGTGTTACATTTGGAAGGTATATTTCCGTGGCACCATTCCCAGCTGCCGTTTTCAGCCAAATCGTTATACATTTGATATGATTTAAAACTTAACAAACTAATTTTATAAGTGTAGTTTGTGAACTGATGTAAAATATTATCAGGTGCTGGAACGGGCTTGTTAGGATCTATTTGTAGGTTTGGATCACCTGACATGATATTATAACTCCAATGATTTTTGAAGAGTTGTTATTTTTGGTACAAATATAGTTACACCCGTAATAAAATCATATACTGGGTCAATTAGAGTGTCTGGGTTTCTCACCGCAAATACCCACCAGAGGTTAGCATTGTTATAAATGTCATGTGCTAATAAATCAGGGCGATTATTATAACTCTCTTCAATTTGATATTCTAAATCATCGTTTTCGAATGGAAAGGATCTCTTTCTCATTATGCCTAATCTACTATTTACAGTAGGCGTTAAGTAATAAGGACTATCTGCAAAATAACTGTATCTTGTATTCGCCATTTTATATAAAGCCTCCTTCACTATCACTTCCTAATAATCCGCCAGATGCGAATTTTTTCAGTCCAAAACGTTTGGATGTTGCTATTCTTGTATATGTTGGCTTTGCTGTTATAGTAACCGTAGTGCTTGTTGGAATCATTGTTTTACCATCAGAAGTTCTAATATAATCAACACTACTTGGAAGTTCCATTGAAAATGATTCTACTACAACAGGCACATTTGCAAATATGTAATCTCCAGATGCATTTAATCTTAATACAGGCGGCGGCGTGCCTGCTATAGGCTCCGCATCTTGTCCAAAAAACATCTTTGTAACAGTTCTTAAAAAGTGTAACACTCCTCTTAAATAGTCTGCTTCAGCAGAACTATTCGCTGTAAACTGTCCTGTAATTTGTACTGAGCCAATTTGATGACTTTCAAACGTAGGATGATCATAGTTTGTATGAGTAAGTCCGGCCGCGCCATAAGCTGCGTTGTGTTGAACAAACAGTGTCGGAGTGTAGGGGAAAACAATTCCCTTTCCGGCTGCCAATGGACCTAGCACTGGTCCTCCTAAGAGGTCAGTGTTGATTGTTAATCTTGTTCTCCAATCTTCACCCACACCACTAAACGCGACTAACGGCGCCGCAATGCTACCTAATAATATTCCACCAAATGGTATTGTTGCCATAAAAAAAGTTCCTGTATACCTTGTTATTTATTTGACTTTTTAATATACGTGTATTATAATAAATAGTATATTGGAGCTTATATGAACAACAAAAAAACGGTTTACCTTAGAAACAAAGATATTTTAGAAGAAATACACAAATCAAAGAATTCATACAGTAGTTATACTACTCCGGACGATGCTGATTACGATATTATTGTACCAGAAATTGAGAGGATTAACATACGCTCTGTTGCGCAAGCGAAACGCAATCGAGCGGCAAAACTTTCTAAGATAGAACACGCAAAAGCAGTAGAGGAAAATACATCTCGTAAAAAACCTCGGCTTATTGACTTTCAAATTAATTGGAAAAAGATTCCTAAAGAGGATCTTGTGTTTAGAGTTATGTCTTATAATCATATTCCTTTACAACATGGAAGAGTTAAAACACCAAAGCGTGTAGCGGATCATTATGAAAAACTTCCTTTTGCGCCATATCAACACTTTCGTTATGATGACAATAAGGAACTTGTTTGCGTAGGCAAAAGTCACTGGATTGGTGACTTAGAAAATGGTTATTATAGCAAGGATCATGGTCAAATGACTGAAAACCTCGCTAAAATGTTTATGAAGTTATGCGATCGTTATGGCACAAGATCTAACTGGCGCGGATACACATATAATGATGAGATGCGCGGTACTGCAATATTACAATTAATTCAGGTAGGGTTACTATTTGATGAAAGTAAAAGCCAAAACCCATTCGCATATTATACAGCAATTGTCACTAACTCGTTTACCAAGATTCTTAATATGGAAAAGCGTAACCAAAACATTCGTGATGATATATTAGAAATGAATGATATGGCGCCAAGTTATACAAGGCAAAACCAAAACATAAAAACTTGACAATTCACTTTAACTTTAGTATAATTATATATAATTATGTATGAGTAATAATAATCTATTTAAAAAAGTAGCAGTTTGTACAGATATACACTTCGGAAATAAAAGCAATTCAACTACACACAATCAAGATTGTGAAGACTTTATTGACTGGTTTATAGAAACGGCGCACAAAAACGATTGCGAGACTTGCATGTTTTTAGGCGACTGGCATCACCAGCGAGCAAGCATTAACGTCCATACGCTAAACTACAGTTTGCGTAGTTTGGAAAAGTTGGGTAGGTCTTTTAAGAAGTTTTACTTTATTACTGGTAACCATGATCTCTATTATAGAGATCGCCGTGATCTAAACAGTGTTGAATTTGCTAGTAGATTTCCTGGAATTTCCATTGTAAATCAAACAATTAACAAGGGCAATGTTGCTATTGTTCCGTGGTTAGTTGGTGATGACTTTAAGAAAATTAAAAAAATTAAAGCAAAGTATATTTTCGGACACTTTGAACTGCCACACTTTTACATGAACGCTATGGTGCAGATGCCGGATCACGGCGAACTTTATGCTGACGACATGGGACATGCAGACTATGTGTTTAGTGGTCATTTCCATAAAAGACAACAGCAAAAAAATGTAATATACATTGGTAACTGTTTTCCACACAACTATGCTGATGCTTGGGACGATGAGCGTGGCATGATGATGTTGGAATGGGATGGTGAGCCAGAGTATGTTTCTTGGCCTGATGCTCCATCATATAAAACATTAAAACTATCTCAATTGTTAGAGAATCCTACACAATATTTAGATAGTAAAACATACGCAAGAGTAACAATGGATATTGACATTAGTTACGAAGAAGCAAACTTTATTAAAGAAACATTTACAAAAGAGCAAAGTGTTCGCGAGTTAAGTTTATTACCAAATAAAGAGAAACAAGACCTTGACATTATTGATGAGGATATTCAACTTAACTTTGATAGTATCGATTCAATTGTTAGTGACCAATTGGCTAACATTGAAAGCGAGCATTATAATCCACAAACGTTGTTGGAAATCTATAGGAACATTTAATGTTAGTCTTAGAATCTTTAACCGTTAAGAATTTTATGAGCGTGGGCAATCAAACCCAAGCAGTAAGTTTGAACAGACAGGATCTCACACTTGTTTTAGGTGAAAACTTAGACTTAGGTGGTGATGATGCCGGCGCTCGTAACGGTACAGGTAAGACTACTATTGTTAATGCGTTGAGTTATGTGTTGTATGGACAAGCATTAACAAATATTAAACGCGACAATCTCATTAATAAAACAAATGCTAAAGGCATGTTAGTCACTGTTGAGTTTGAAAAAGATGGTGTGCATCATCGTATAGAGCGTGGCAGACGACCGGGTATTTTAAAATATTATTCAAACAATGACGAGGTTGATCAAGCACAAGGCGAAAATAGACAAACGCAAGATGAAATAGAAGAAGCAGTTGGTATGTCGCATACGATGTTTAAACACGTTGTGGCACTTAACACATATACTGAGCCGTTTCTTGCTATGCGTGTGTCAGATCAACGTGACGTTATCGAGCAGTTACTCGGTATTACTTTGCTGTCTGAGAAAGCAGAAAAACTTAAAGAGATTATAAGACAAACAAAGGATCTTATAACTGAAGAAGAATACGCAATCAAAGGTAAGCAACAAGCAAACGAGAATATTGAGAACACCATTAAAAGTTTTGGCATGAAACAAAAGGCGTGGGTAGAGTCTCGCAACAAAGATATTGAGAAACTCGACAATGCTATTAAAGAACTCGAAACAGTTGATATTGAAGAGGAAATAACACTACACACTGAAAAGGCAAACATAGAGCAGTTAGAGTTTAAAATGCGTGGCTATAACAGAGAAAAAGCAGGTTACGAGAACTTATTATCCAAATATAACAAGGAGTTAGCGCGGTTTGAGAAGAACATAACACAAACCGAGGATAAAACATGCCCATACTGCGGGCAGGCATTACACGATGAAATACACCAAAAGATGCTTGCGGATTTGGAAGAACAAATAACTGAGCATAAACAGTCTATTAAAGCAGAAGAGAAAAACTTAGCAACTGTTACTAAAAAAATAGAAGAAATTGGTACTATCGATTGGTACGAAAAAACGTTTTATGATGACATTGCTAGTGCTTACAAGCATGACAGTAGTTTAGAGCATTTGCGTAATACTTTAGTAGAGAAGGCAGAGGAAGAAGATCCGTATAAGTCTCAAATTGAAGATCTACAAAATTCTGTTTTGCAAGAAATTAATTACAATAAATTAAATGAATTAGTATCTCTTAAAGAGCACCAAGAGTTTTTAGCACGATTGCTAGTTAATAAGGACTCATTTATTCGCAAAAGAATTATTGATCAAAACTTAACATTGTTAAATAAAAGACTAAGTTATTACTTAGACAAGATTGGATTACCACATGCTGTAATGTTTTTGAACGATTTAAGCGTTGAAATTACAGAGTATGGGCGTGATCTAGACTTTGATAATCTTAGTAGAGGCGAACGAAACAGACTTATTTTAAGTCTATCTTGGGCGTTTAGGGATGTTTGGGAACACTTATACGACAACATAAACCTGCTAATTATTGACGAATTAGTTGATAGTGGTATGGATGCGTTAGGTTTAGAAGGTAGTATAAGTATTCTTAAGAAATTTTGTAGAGATAGAAATAAAAGTGTATTTCTTATCTCACATAAAGATGAACTAGTCGGGCGTGTACATAACGTTCTTACAGTTACAAAAGAAAATGGTTTCACAAATTACAGTGACGATATAGAAATCATGTAAATAATTATTTATACATTAAGGAGTAAACAAAATGTCAACAATTCATGAGCAAATCTTAGAGCAAGTCGAAACATATGTTAGTGAATCTTCAAAGTTTGAAGACAAGGGTGTAAAAGCCGCGGCCGCTCGCGCTCGTAAAGCGTTAGGCGAAGTTGGTAAATTAGCTAAAACACGCAGGGCTGAGATTCAAGACAAAAAGAACGCAATGTAATTAATGCCCAGTAAGCAAAAAATTAAAGGCTCTACATGGGAGCGCGATGTTGCTAAACACTTATCTGATTTATACAGTGAAACGTTTATTCGCGTACCCCATAGCGGGTCTTACATTGGTGGAGTAAACAAAGCAAGGAAGGAATTTTTACACGAAGGACAAATACGTTCTTTTAAAGGAGATATCATTCCAGGTCAAAGCATGCCTTTACTCAATATAGAGTGTAAGGCATATAAAGACTTTCCATTTCATCATTTGTTTGGACAAGATGTAAAACTTTTAGATGATTGGATAGCACAGTTGTTAGAGCCTGCTGACGAAGGAGACTTTAACATCTTAATAATGAAATTTAATAGAAAAGGCAAATACATAGCAGTAGAAGATAAGCACACCACACTAAAATTCAATAGGCACATTAACTATAAAGGTTGGAACTTTTGTGAGTATGATAATTTTTGGGCTCACAACACTAACCAAGTCAAGCTTCTCTCAAGTACACAAAACTAAACTAGGCACAGACACAAGACATCTACAATGCGGTTAAGACCCGCTCTCCTTGACAGTGTAGCATAAGCACATTGAGATTCTGGAGATGATGACAAAAATTTAGCGTATTAATTATTTCAGGGCTAAAAAGACGAGGGTAAAAACCTCGCGTCTATTATTTGTTGAAACTGTAGCATTTAATAGATACCGTTTGTTGGCGTGATAGCCAGGAGACTGTGGTAGGGAGTACAGGGCAACCGCTTCCGTGTTTAATAACAATCCACAACAGTTTACAGGTCGGGACTGAAGGAAAAAGTCTAACCACACTTCACCCAGCCGGGTGGAGTGTGAGCGGAACTTCGGGAAAAAGTTAATCAAAAAAAATTTAGTTAAATAGTATTATACTCTTTTAAAAGTAATTCATATAAATTTAGTTCGAGCTGTAAGCGAAGAACTAGATGAACTTAGTTCATCTCATAATGCATAAACAAATAAAAACATCTTTCGGAAAACAAGAAAATAGAGAAATTATTGTTAATGAGATATCTTTGGCTGATGTTTCTGCAGAAGAAGAACATTTGGCAATAGAGCAAGGATTTCTTATTGATGTTTTAGATGATGAATATTGGTTTATGTCACGATCCACTCGTGTTATTACTAGTAGCGTTGATGCAAAGGAATATGATGGAAAATGGGAACTAGTAGAAACCCTCACTCCTAACCTTATTAAGATTCTGCGTAAAATATTAAATCAATACGTACAAAAACATAACTTCAAAGACTTTGAACGGTCATTAAATGAAACTAAAAGAACAAAGTTTTTTATCTACTATCATAATAGTAGAATAGTTGCGTTTACTAAGATGCAATTTTATCCTGAAATTGATCAAAGCGTAGAGCATCCACATAAAGGTGTTGAAACATGT